CTGTTTTAGTAATCTTTACCTGTATCTCATGTCCGGCTATCTTTGCGTATTGCCATATTACAATATCCAACCCCGCATCCTCAGACTTTTTTACTATATCATTTAAAGCCTTTATTTGCTTTCTTATTTCATTTGCATACTCTAAATCTGTCATACTAAATCCTTATTAAAGTTTTGATGCATTTTAAGGCTCTCAGGCAATTGATTTTTGTCAAATGGTACTGCATTCCATAAATTGTATGAAACGCAGTGTAAGTCATTAATATCGTTATCAGGAGTCCATCCATAAAACGTATCGTTTAACCAATTCTTTTTAATCTCACTTGCATGACCAAATACCAAATATTTGTACCTCATAATAGACTCTGGCTGACAGGTGCTAAAATGATAAATAGTCTGCTTTAAGTTTAAATTTTGTGTATTGTTTTTACGATGTAAATTTTCTAATCGTATCGGCCGAAATCCGTCATAACAAGCATGATTAAAAGACCTCCAAAAATTAATATAACCATCTATTCCATAAAATTTTTCAACTCCCCAATAGGCATATTCAAAAGATGCATCCAACTCATCCGATTTATAAACCTCATCTGAGTCAACTGTTAAAACTAAATCGTAATTATCTGCATACTTATACTTTACATTCCTATGCTCATTTTCTGCTCCATACCTATCCTTTCTATCCCATATCATTTTATCCCCTAAAATATCTTTGCAAATGGCATAAATATAATCCTCACTATCCGGACATGGTATATCTGTATGATGCCCCTGAGATCCATACTTTGAATAAGCAATTACCATTTTATCTACATGATTTACAACTGATAGCAAAGACTCTTTTAAATAATCTCCAGCGTAGTGGATTGTCATAAATCCTAAAACTTTAATTTTGCTCATATTCCTTTATTATGTTTTTTACCATGTTATCAAATGTATAATTTTCTCTAACAAATTGCTCACCTTTTTGCGCTATTTCTTTACGCTCATCATCATGCTCTAAATAGTATTTAACTAATTGGATTAATTCAGTAAATGTTTGCCACGTTCTTAAATGCTCACCATCAACAAATGGCATCTCCTTATACTCCCTTGCCAAGCATAAACAACCTGAGCCCATTATCCTTAAAATCCTATCGCTGGAATATTTAGGCTCATCAAAATGGCTTAAATTAATACCTATCTTAATGCCTCTATATGCTTTAGCCTCCTCAGCTTGGCTATGATTAAAATTGCCATTGCCATTTACCCAATTATTGCCATAAACTCCATACTTGCCTCTAAAATGCTTTTGCATCAAGTTGTGCATCTGTATCCTCATTCTCGATAATGGAAATCTTGTAGATCCGTAATTATTGCCAAAAAATCCAATCTCAGGTAAATCAAAACTATCCCCAACTGGATTGTAAATTTCAGGATCATATCCAATCTCTAAATATCCACCATTTACAACATTCTTTGCATCTCTTAAATTGCTGAATAAAGTCCTATCTATAAATGGAGCCATATCAATCATCCATTGCGGAGTTTTATCCCTTATATCCCCATTCCAATTAATTATAAATGCCCCTGTATTTTTTAACTCTTTAACAGTATCAATATAAATTATGTTTGGCGCTTGAATTTGCATGAATATAATATCAGGTTTAAATGCTTTAGCCATGCTGATAGCCTTTTGATTTACATCCTTTTCGCCTGTATTTAATTCAATGTAATCTGTGCAATTAGCTAAAAAAGCCTTGCGCATTGAATCAAATGGCGGAGGCCCTACACATAAACCTAAATGGAATATTCTCATACTTTACGGATATTATCCCAATCTCTCAGGAAATCTAATATTGATGGATAATTAACTCTACCGGCGCCACACTTTCTGCGGACATGAATCCAGCCATTTATAACTCCAATCCGAATCTCATACTCTTTATTTTTGTATAATCCCTCTTGACCTATAAACTTGGCTTTGAACATAAAACAAAGGTAATTATTTTTATAACATAATAGCAAATAAAAAAAGACCTGACAAATTAATGCCAGGCCTTCCCACTTATAACCTATTAACCAAAATAGACTAACTTGGATTTGCGTTTAGAGATCCAGTTACAAATGCATCTGTGTAGTAAATTGGCAATGCAACTCTACCCTCAACACGAACTGTAATTTTGTTCTCTCTTACGTTTGTACCATCCTCTTCGAAGAATCTTACAATTGGATTTTCTCTTACGAATAACTGAGCACCTTTAGCCCAATCTCCAACAAGATACTTAGAATCAGTCATTGCAGTAGATCTGAATACAGGAATACCAGAAATAAACATTTGTCCGTTTAACTGTGTAACTGTACCTAATCCTGGCAATGTGTACTCATTAGTAGTAGATCTGTTAAGCAATAAAGCATAGTATTGCTCAGGGCTTAATAAAATACCATTTGCAGAGTGATTATTTGACTCGATTTGTGCAACTGAATCAATGATTTTCTCCACTTGAATTGTTCTGAATCCAGTGTAAGCCTCAGCGTTAGTAATCAAACCACCTAAGTTTGGAGAAATACCATTGCCATTAAGCAATTGATTATCCTCAGCATCAAGATAAGACTCTAACAAACGAGATTGTAGGTATGATCTCATTGCAGAAATATCATCAAGAGCCTTACGAGTAATACGAAGGTAACCAGCGATAAACTCAGATGGAGCAACCTCCTCAGTTAAATCAAAATCAATCTGTGGCTTAGAACCTGAATTATCTGCCCAAGAATTTACTGAACCTTCTGATCCAGTTTCTTGTAAGTAGTGAACCGCAGATGTGCTCATAACTCCAGTTGGTAGCAATGAACGGATGTGCAATTTACGTGGAGCAGCAGGTAAAATACCTGGCAACATCTGTACGTTTGCAGCAGAAAGATCAGTGATGTTTGACAATGACATATCGCCAACTGTCTTTAACTCCATTGCAAATTGCTTAATCTCTTTTCTACGGAATTTCTCGATGTTATCAGTATTCTCATCCATTGCATTAGAAAATGCCTGATTGAATGATACTGGCTGCTTATCTTTAGCCTCCATCTTAATTCTGTTGTTTTCAGATTTAGCCTCTAATAAAGCCTTATCCATCTCATCAATTCTAACGTTTGCAGACTTAACCGCATCCTCTAACTTTGCATCAACTGCTTTTGTAGCCTCGTTGATAGCGTTTGCGATGATAGCCTTTGCCTCATCTAATGTTTGCGCCTTGTTTGCATTAAGCAAATCCTGAGCCTTTTGTTCTAAATTTTCCATTTTTTACTTTTCTAAATGTTTTATTAATTCTGTTAATATATTCGGCTCATCTTTAACCTGAGTGACTAATGTCGGCTCTGCATCCGATAGTGAATTTTTACCTAAATTGAAGGCCTCTAATTGGAATTGCTTTAATGCTATTTCCAATCTACCAAAACCTTCATCTGTTAAACTACCATCTTTTAGTAGTTTCATCATTTTACTTATTTGATCATTAATCTCAGCCATTGTTAATGACTTAAAACCTGTAAATGGAGTTTCAGGATTTGCTCCTAATGTAACATTAGAACCCTCATACAATTTAATCTCTTTAATTGTACGAACTCCAGTCTTTTGATCATAATCAGCCTTTACTGTACTAAAGCCAATTGAATGCTGAACAACAATACCCTCAGCATATAAAACTAAAGCATCCTTTCCATATGATGTTGGCGCTATCTTAGACTCAAAATAAATACCCTTTTCCTGAGCCTCTAATACCATTGGTTTACCATGAGGCTGAGACCAATTGTGTTGATTTAAAAAGAATATCTCATTTGATCCCATTGGGCCACGTTCTGCAATTGTTTTAGTAGCTGCGCCCATTGCAATGATATCATCATCATAATCAACATTGCCAAACTTAGACCAATATCCGGTTACTGTCATTGACTTTGCATCGATGTCCTTTATTTCAGCAGTAAAGTTTTTATATTCTAATAATCCTTTCATGTCTTTACAAATATATATATTTTTTAAATATCAAAATTATTCCTCATCAATCTGTTTTAATTTACGAATTGCCCATTCAACTCCGGCGCTACCTCCCCAAGCATCCCACCTTAATCCACCGCATCCCTCAGTAGAAGGTACATCTGCATGTTGTTGATGCCTTTTAAATGATGCCATCCTTGCAATTGTATCTCTTGACAATGGCTCTCTATTAGCTAATTGATGCGCCCTTGCCTTCCCAACTGGAGTTCCGCAGGTACCCCAACCATTCTCATCAACCCATTTTAATGCACGTTTAGCATTATTTGTTGCAGCCTGAGGATAGTCGCTATATGTTTTAGCTTTTAACTCTTTTAAATATGGCGGAGTCCTTGGCTTTAATATTGGTAATCCATCTGCATCCTCTAATGCTTTTGTAGCCATTACACATCTACAATTTACCACCTCCGCTGCCGGTGCACTTGGATCGCCAGGATACATCATTGGAACTCCACCAACAATAAATGGCTGACTAATAGCAATTGCGTCCTGAGTCATTACTAAATGACTAAATCTTGTCCTTTTATCCTTTGTATTAATCCAAAACTTTTCAACCTCATAATCTGAACTTTCGGCACCCATATTAATCCCATAATTAGCCGCTGTC